CCTCTGGCCGATGCCATCTATCAGTCGATGGAGAATGGCGATGGCTACATCTCTGCCGCGCTGCTTGCTCGCTTTGACGCGAACGAGACGTTCCCTCGTCTGCCTTTTGAGCCGATTACTGAAGAGCGCTTCGATGAACTGCAGCTGCAGGTGCTACAACGGCGCAAGACTGAAGACTTCTTTGCAGCCCTTCAGCAATACGACACCGCTGAACTTGTCGAGGCCGGGCCTGCTGGCTGCGATTCCGACAAGTGTCTTCTGCCCCTCGCTAAAGGCTGATGAACGAGTACTACACCCGTCTGAAGATTGAGATAGAGGAGTCGGGCGGTTACGACCTCGACTCCTTGTCTCCTCACACCATCCGATTTGAATCGGACATGAGTGACTGTAACGTTCACGCCTGGTTCGCCGCCTTCGAGAAGATCCTGGTCCTACAGGGTTACTCGGAGCGAATCATTGCTGCTGGTGCCTGTCAGCTCGCCTTCAATGACATGCGGGACAGGGAGCTTATGCAGAAGGTGGCGCATGAGTATGACCTCAAGCTGTTGGAGGACATCGACGAGTACGAGTCTCCTGCACCAGTAGTCGTCACTGCGGATGTCTGAGATGGAACAGCAATCCCTGCGAGCGCGAGTTATCGCCGCCATGCAGACCGCCTCCTTCGCGGATCCGGCGACGGATTGGTGGGATCTCGCGGCTGATGGAGCGATCAGCGAAATTGCCAAGGCTTTCCGCGAAGACGAACTCGGTCTGTCGGCGGATTGGCTGGAGCAGAAGCGGGTCGTACAGCCGCCTCCGCTCTGGCAGGAGATGGAGGTAGCGTTTGATTCGGCGATTGATGATTGCTTCTACGAGTTCAACGATGCAGCGGCGGCCATGCTGAATGCGGTCGCGGATCGGCTGGAGACCAATGTGTTCCTACAGGCAGCCAAGTATCTGCGTGAGCAGGCCGAGTTGGCGCTCAAGCATGGAAAGCCAACTTTTTGAGCAGCGATGCGGAAATCTCCTGGCCTTATGCCTGAGTAAGGCGGTTTTGGATCGAGCGCTTCAGGTCCTCCTTCCTGCACCATTTCAGATAGGTCTTCCTGTGTACGTCCACCCCGTGACCCATGAGCTGGGCGGCGTCTTCGGTCCGGACGTGGCTGTAGCGTTCATGGGTGTGGAGGCGGGCGGCGTAAGCGTGGCGGAGGTCGTAACTCGACGGTTCGTGCCAACTGGCCAAATGCTTCCACCGGGTAAAGAAGGTGGAGACCTTGGCCCCCAGCTGTCGGTGCGTTGATTCCGTCATGAATTCGGGTAAGGGGCCATGGATCAGGTCCCACCGCTCTACCCATTCTTGGTGAGCAGGCATGACCGGGCGATACCCCGTCTTGGAGTTGGAGGAGATCTCGATCCAGCCCCTGGAATCTGGGCGGGATTCCAGGCGGAAGACCTCGTGATTGCGGAGGCCGTAGGTGGCGATCAGGCCCATGGCGGTTTTCCAAGGCCCGTCATGGAGGCTGTCGACGAACTGAATGACCTGCTCATCTCGGGGGAGGTCCCGGGGGTCGAGGGTCTTTTGAGCGCTGAAGGTGCTTTCCGCTCTGGTGCGAGCTAGCCAGTCGCGCTCGATGTCGAGCCCAGTCTCGAACAGGCGGCGGGCGGTAGTGACGCGGCGGAGGCGCTCTCGGCTGTCATGCGGTGCTGTCAACACCCACCTCTTAACAGTCAGCACGCTCACCGAACCGGGTAGGGCGCGGAGCTCCCTGATGTGCCGGTCGTAGTCGGTGTGGATGGTGGTGCCTTTGCGGGTCAGGTGCTCCTTGAGCCGCAGGGTCAGGGCAGTCCACCCGGTCAGTTCCACCGTTACCGGAGGCGCCTTGTCGAGCGCGCCTGGGTCCTTCTGGAGCTGGAGGCAGAGGGTGAAGACCCGATTCAAGCCGTCAGACTCGCGGGAATCTATACCCGTGGACTTGACCTTCGTGCCGTCCCGAAAAAGTTCCGTGGCGCGGATGTAGAAGATTGGCGATTGAGAAGTCAGTCGTATGCGGTATTTGCTACCCATCTCAGCGAGAACGGCGTTGCGCTCCTGCCATGCGGGTTGGCTTTGATATCTACCCATTTCTTTACTCCGGGAGGTCCGTCCAAACTAGGATGAGACTGCCTGCAGCGCAAGAGATCCCAGTCCAGGACTCGTGTCCTGTTTTGTATTTGTGTCTCAAGTCAGTGCCCAAGCGGCTTTTATGCGGCTTAGAAGGCAGAATACACCCGTTGCGCGGGATGGGATCTCATGCAGTCTCTACTTGCGCTTTACACGGAAACGCAGATCAGGATTGGATGTGCGGTGGTTTTGAAACGGGCCGTGCTGGACTCGAACCAGCGACCGAGTACTTAGAAGGTACTTGCTCTATCCAGCTGAGCTAACGGCCCAAAAACCCTTGCTGGGACAAGGTCCAGTCACTTTAGCCTCAAAGCAAGGTTGCCAATTTGGTAACAACCGTTACAGAGTTGCTAAGATGGGAATACGTTGAGTGCGGGGGAGCCTGCACTGCAGTTGGTGTTCAGTCAGGCAACGGGGGCTGAACCGCTGGCGGAACGACTCATGAACATTCTCAACCACCTGTCCTTGATCAAGGACAGCATCCAGCGGCGTCAGGCCGTAACGGCCGCTCAGATGGTCTCCCTGAAGGCTTACCGGGGTGTGCCATACACCAACCTTCCTGTGGCAGAGCCGGTTTCGGCTGACCTTTCCTACAGAGGCCGGGCCTATCACGTTGACAGATGACACTAAATACAGATCTGTATAAATAGGAGTACAGATCTGTATTTTTTTTATGTGTGAGGTGTAGCATAATTGGCTGCATCGGCCCTTCTATAACGGTATGGTTGTGCCGTGCATTTCTTCCTTTATTTAATGCCGATACTGCAGTCAGTAGCTTTCTCATTGTGCTGCCGGATTTCTGAAGCTTGCGAGGCTATATCCGACAAAGCTGCGGAGCTTAGCGATCTATTTATGCCTCAAGATGCCGCGTCGAAGGACTGGAGCGCTAGAGCTTCTCGCAGGTCTTTGCTGTAAGGAACCATCACAACGCCGTCCGGGACATCAGGGGCTTTGATCAAGACGTCCTCGAAGTCGAGCTCAGCCTCAATAATGTGAGCGATTATTTCTCCGGCGCCTTTTTCAGTGGTACGGATTTTCAGCTCCCAATTCAAGCTTGGTACATTCGGTTGCATCAAATGTACCGCTAAATGTTTGAGCCAGTTCATGCCGCCGCAGGTCAAGACTACCTTGTGGTAAATACCCCGCTTGCCGGAGAAGACCATCTGTCATTTTGCGCGCCTCCTAATCAGGAGAGTGTTGTAAAGCCCGACTACTACAACATGTCAAAAGTTTCTCCTTATGACGTTGGAGAAGCTATGTATGGCAAGACTGGTCTTTTGACTTACGTCCTGATCAATTCGATAAAGTATATTCAGCGTTACCCTAAAAAATATCAGGGTCAGGCTGACAAGCAACTAGAAGATCTGATGAAAGCTCGCCAGAGCCTAGATAAAGCAATCGAGTTGCACAAAGAACTAAATTGCAACGTGGCCATCCGTCATGGGTGAGAAAGTTAGGTACGTGCGGTTTCGCTTTACCGGTACCTTGGAAGACCTAAATGAGATTAAAGACCAAGTGGAAGAGGTAATGAGAGACCACGGATGGAAACGTGGTTTTTCAGAGATGGCTCCTCTTGAAGCCAATCCTGAGATTTACGCCCTGGCCACCGGCTGGAAACGCTTCCAAGAGTGATTGCTGTGGAGATCAGCCGGGAGGAAATCCAAGAGATGATAGACGCAGCGATTCGTAAGCACAACAGAAACGCCGGCATCATCTCAGCCATCGTTGGTTGGACGGTGTTGACATTCTATGCCGATGGATTATTTAGGCTTGTGAGTTAGCCTTTTCCTTGGCCCCTGTACTTTTTTCGTGCACTAGAGCGTTTGGTGCGGCCAGAAAATACTCGGCAGCGGACTCGCCAACCGTCACCAATGCGGGTTCGCTTAGGTTTACCAGCAATGTGAATTGTTCCGCTAAGTCCTTTACGCGCTTTAACAGCCATTATTTATTAAGAAGAATGCCCCAGCCAGTTCCGGGTCCCTCAATGGTCCATCGGGGGGTAAGGTTTTTGATCGAGTACTTCAGGTGATCTCCTTTGGTGCTCTGTAAATAGCCACCACCAGAAACATTCATCTCTCCGTAAGGATCGTTGACGATGAAGTGGCTTTCCGTTAGCCCCACTACTAGGATCCAGTGCCCCGTCCCGGTGGGAGATGTACTGGGACCTTTGTGGAGAATGCCAATTGGAACAGGGATCCCCTTTTCCAGCTGCGATCTCACGTCGGAAATATCCAGGTTTTGCCGGTAGGAACCTTTGACACCAAAGTATTCCATCGCCTTGAGTTGGGCTTGGTAGTTAGTTGTGTCGCCGTACTGTTGGACGCGCCGGAGATAGAAATCGTCCTTTTGTGCTGTTTGAAGTTTTCCAGGTTTGAGAAAATCTACGGCCATGGCGCATGTGCTGGAAAAGCACATTCGGTGCGCCTGGTTGGTTGTTGAGTCGAGTTGCGAGAAGAAAGGGACTGGAAGATTTAAATCCTTAATTGGAGCTGCTGGTTTTGCCTCCCCCGTAGCTGCGTACTGATCTAAAAGCTTGAGAATTTTGGTGCTGTACGTGGGATCGGTGGCATAACCCTCTTTGACAAGGAGCTGAGCCGCCTCTTCCCGGGTAGTGGCGCGGTTGACGCCTTTGTACTGCTCCCAGTCTTTGTACCACCGCTCTACGACGTAATTGACGCCTTCCTGAATAGACGCAAAATTACGGAAATTGGCTTCTACTGTGATCCACTTACCGCCGATGTATTCCTGGGTCGTCTTAATGG